ACCGCCTTCGCTCATGGCGAAAGACGTGTGGCCAAAGACGAGACCGTGATGGTCATCCACGGCTACCCCAGAAACGGCTCAGGCGACGTCTACGTCTGCGAAATCTATGGCTCACCCCTCTGGCGAGCTGAGGACTTCGCCAAGCAGATGGTTGCTATCGTCCAGCGCTACCGGAAGCAGGGAAGGAAGGTATTTGCCCTAGCGGGGGACTTCTTCGCCAGTGGCGGAAGAGGTGGAACGCTAGAACTGGCGCTGCGGAACTTCTTCAGTGACGTCGGCGAGCCGATGCCGATGTTCTACGAGTTCAACCGCAACAAGGGGAAGTCCAAGATCGAGCGCATCGTCAACGCCGCCACCTTCTGGGTGGACGGGCATGTCAAGTGGGTAGAAGGCGCCCCGGGGATGAGCCATCTCTTAGAGCAGATGGCCAAGATCGGCCAGATGATGGTCAACCCCAAGATGAAGGACGATTACGTCGATGCCCACGCGGACGCATTCCAGCCCGAACTTTATCAGCCGATGAAGCGAGTGGCGCAGCAGAAGCCTCCCTGGGAGCACGGCTCGCAACTGTTGGAAGTCGAAGGACTGGACAGCCGGATGTTCGATGACGATGATACCGCGCGCTGGCGAGCAGAGAATCCCAGAGAACCCCTCAGGAACATCTAGGAGATCCGATGGAACGCACGGAAGTGAAGTTCAGCGCCAAGGATGACACTCGGACCATCCTAGAGCCGATCTACGACACCATCACCAAGTGCCGAGCCTGCTACGCCTCGGAACTGGAACCGGTACTGGACCTGGGCGAACAGTTCCTCCCCAGGTTCGTCGCCGATATCGACTACGGCCTCCCGAGAGCCCCGCTCCATCTGGTGAGGTGCAACAACTGTGGACTCCTCCAGCTAGAGCACACCGTCAAGAACGATCTCTTGTTCCGGAAGTACTGGTACCGCTCGTCCATCAACCAGACCATGAAGGACGCGCTTACCAACGTGGTCGAGAACGCGCTTCAGTACCACCGCTTCGGCACCTGGCTGGATATCGGTGCCAACGACGGCTACTTGCTGTCCCAGGTGCCCGACGCCTTCCACAAGACCGCCTGTGAGCCAGCGCTGGATTTCCAGGGCACCCTGCAGCAACACGCCAAGAAGGTGGTAACGGACTACTTCTCCAAGGGTTCCTGTACCGGCCCCTACGACGTCATCACGTCTTGCGCCATGTTCTACGACCTCGATGACCCCGGGAAGTTCGTCAGGGACATCCACGACGTCCTGAGCAGTGATGGCATTTGGATCAACCAGCTCTCGGATTCTCCTACGATGCTGGAGAAGAACGACTTTGCCGCTGTCTGCCATGAGCACCTGACCTACTACGACATCCATGTCCTGGCCGACCTCTACCGCCAGCACGGGCTCACCATCACGCGAGTCACCCACAACGACGTCAACGGTGGCTCGATCAGGGTGATCGCCCGGAAGTCCACCCGCCAGAGAGAGGACCTCTTAGGGATCAAGCGACCCACCCGCGAGGACGCCCAGACCTTTGCCCAGCGCGCCGCCAAGTGGAAAGAGCGCATGCTGGACCTCTGCCGCGGACCTTTCGCTCAGCGAGGATGCTGGATCTACGGCGCCAGCACCAAGATGACGGTGATGCTCCAGTACCTGGACTCCCACGATAGTTTCATCGGCGTGGCCGAGCGGAACCCACTCAAGTTCAACTTGAGAATGGCGGGCTCGTGGCTGCCGATCGTGAGCGAAGAGGCGATGCGTGAGAACAATCCGGGCTATATCCTGGTCGGCCCCTGGGCGTTCCGGGACGAGTTCCTGAGACGTGAGCGGGCCACCTTGGATGCCGGCGCCAGCTTTGTGTTCCCGCTCCCTAATATTGAAGTGGTGCTTTGAGCGTTCACTGCACCAACGGCGTGGATGTCCTGGTCGAGCCGCTACTGCCCGATTTCGGCTATGCCTGTGACGTCGGGGCCAACGACGGACACTGCTTCAGCAACACGTATCACTTTGAGGAAAAGGGTTGGATCGTGCTCTGCGTCGAGGCCAATCCCGGACTGGAAGAGATCGGACGCAGCCGCCGCAAGCTCTGGCGCCCGGTCGGAGCCGGGGCTGAGGACCGGATCGCTACCTTCTACGCTCACGGCGGCGGCAGCATGGCCTCCGCTTCTGGCTTCGTCCATAAGAGCGGTGTATCGGCCCAGGTCCAGATGCTGAGGCTCGACCGCATCCTGGAAGAAGCCGGGTTCCCTAGGCTGGACTTCCTCACGGTGGACTCCGAGGGCTACGAGGTAGAAGTCATGAAAGGCTTCGATATCGAGCGTTGGAAGCCCAGGGTGATCGTTTTGGAGGACTATCCCGATGGTACTTCGCTGGTTACCCCAGCAGGCTATCGCATGATCGATCGCAAAGAGTTCGACAACGTCTACGTCAGGGAGGCTTGAATGGCACAGCGCTCGTTGATCGTCCAGATTGGTATCTTCCCACCCGGCGAACCCGGCATCTCGATCCGCGCCTCTTACGACCCGGACCTACCGCCGCAGCTCTTGGGCTACGAGATCGGTCTCCGGGTCCACAAGGCGATGAGGCGACCGACCAAGCGCAAGCCCAAGGTCAGTGAGCCTGCGGCATGAGGTGGCAGCGCTCCTGAGAGCGGCCTCCGAGCACCGAGTCTCGCTGGAAGAAAGAGTGGCGCTGGCTAAAGCCGCTGAACGCATCATGGACCGCGAGCCACCCGATCTAGTAGCCAGCACACTGCCGCACATGAGATATGCCAAGGGGATCACGATGGCACTGGGCTGGGCGGCTGAAGCGATGGAAACCAACGACGAAGCTTGGCAGAGGGAGTGCATGGAAGAGTTCGCCCGCTACCGCGACTGGTACCTGGAACTGACGTGACGGCACCGAGCGGACCGATTCTCGTGACCTGCGCCAGCCGCGACCGCAGGGAAGAACTGCTGGGCTGCGTCGAGTCGCTGGTCAAGACTTCGGACAAGGCCGACTTGGCGGTCTACGTTGATGCCGACCAGATCCACCAGTACCTGGACTGGATCGACTGGAAGGGCAAATTCGGCGACCGCGTGAGGTTCAACGTCGATAAGCAGATAGGGCCCGTGGCCTCCAATAACTTCCTCTATGAGAAGCACAAGGACGAGTACCGTATCTTCGGCACCACGCCCGACGACTCGCGTTTCATGGTGAAAGGTTGGGACGAGTACGTGATCGAGACCTTCGATGGCTTCGTGGGGAAACTGGGGGTGGTGAGCCCAGCGACCAGCGATGGCGACTACTGCACTCACCCCTACGTCAGCCGCGAGTGGATCGAGGAAGTGGGCTGGTATGCCTTCCCACCGGCCTATGGCTTCGTCTGGGACACGGTGATCGAGATGCTGGGCGAGGCGACCCAGTTAGAGTACGCCCCGGCGGACAAGTTCCTGATGCATCACCAGGCGCTGACCTCGATGAACTCGGACCTGCTGAGGACCGACGAGCACGCCTTCCTCTCTTGGTGCGCCGTGGGTAGGCGGGCGATCGTCAAGCGGATAAGGGCCAAGATCAAGAGCATCGAGCGGATGAAGCAAGACGCCAGGGACCGAGCATGATCGCCGTCGTCTGCCCTTCGAGGGGCCGTCCCGAACGAGTGGTCAAGATGGTGGCCAGCGTGCTGGAGTACTCCCAGGCCGACGTCCTGATCTACGTGGACAAGGACGACGTCCCATCGACCCGGCTCAGGTTCGATAGCGAGCGGGTGGTTCTCATGATTGGTGAGCCACAGGGTCGTGGAAGGGCCGTAAACGCCCTGTGTGACACTTTCAGGCAGTACCGCGGCTACTTGGTCGTATCGGACGATATTGTCTTCACACGGCCAGGCTGGGACGTCGAGCTAGAACAGGGACTAGACACCTTTAGCAACGATATCGGGCTAGTCCATCTCAAGGGCTCCGACACCCTCCAGATGGAAGGCCAGCCCTGGGTCAACTGGGCCTGTGTCTCAAGGAACTGGCTGGACACCCTGGGATGGTTCAACTACCCAGAGCTAGAGCACTTCTGCCAGGACACCGTGCTCCAGATCCTGGCCGAGTCGCTGGGCAGGGTCCATCACGTTCCCCAAGTGGCCTTGCACCACGCCTGTATCGACCACCCCGAGATGAGGTCCAGGATGATGGCTGACGCTGAACGGTTCCTCTGGTTCTGCGCCAAGGATTTCGGCAAGTGCTTGGCCAGGCTCAGGGCGGCGATGTGAAGGTGGCTGACGGCGTGGTCTACCGCGAGCGACGACTGGAAGTGGTGCCGCCCAACGGCCCGCTTCATCAACTGATCATTGGCTACTTTCGGGAAGACTATCGGGGCCACGCCATCGATATCGGGGCGGCCGATGGGGTGTCGGTGAACTCCACCTACTTGCTGGAGAAGCAGCACGGCTGGCGGGTGATCTGTGTCGAGCCCAACCCCGAATTGGCCGATATCGCTGATCTGAACCGATTCTCGGTGGAGCACTGCGCCTGCGGCAAGGAACCCGCCGACGAGCAGGACTTCCAGGTCAACATCGCCAACCCCGAGTCCCACTCGGCCCTGAAGCCGCATCCCGAGCGATCGGCTGGGATCCGCAACTGGGTGACGTTCAAGACCAAGGTCAGAACGGTGGACCAGATACTGGAGAAGTGGGAGTACGAGAGTTTGGACGTGCTCTGCCTCGATGTCGAGGGGGCCGAGCAGGACGTCTTGGAAGGCTGCGACCTGGTTCGCTGGGCACCCAAGGTGATCGTGGTCGAAGCCTGGCAAGTCGGGGAACACGACGCCTACCTGAGGGAGTACGGCTACCGTAGGCGGATGCGTAGCGCTGACAACGACCTGTACGTCAAGGAGCCACGATGAGCGAGACCATCTTCACCCTTCCCGGCAAGTGTGGCGACGCCATCATGCAGTGGCCCATCGTCTACCACTGGGCGAAACAGACCGGCCAGAAGGCCGTGATCTGGATGGACGATCATACCTGTAAGATGCTGAGGCCGCTGATGGAGGCTCAGTCCTACGTCGAGCGGGTGGAGTACCGAAGCGGCATCAAGGGCTACCAGTGCGGCGGCCAGCCGTGGCACTTCGGCCTAGAGAGCAAGGACTTCGCCGGCAACCGGGTCTATCACCTAGGTCTCAGAGGCTTCCCTCAGCGCCAGTTAACGCTGGAGTGCCGCGAGACCTGCAAGGTCCAACTGGACGTGGATCAGGACACCCTGGCCAGCACCCCATGCTTCGAGATCGAGCCCCGGACCCAGAAGA